CAGCCATAGCCTGTTCCTCAGGAGTCTGAGGAATAGTAGCCGCAGCAGCCTTAGCCGCCTCTTCCTGAGCCTTAGCCTGCGCCTGAGCAATCTGCAACTGCTGATACGCACCACCAATAGGCTGCAAAGCACCAGCCAAACCAGACAAGAACTCACTACGAGCCTGACCCAACTGCCCACTAGTCTGCGCCTCAACAAGCGCCCTACGCTGAGCAGCCAAACCACCACCACCCAAACCAGCAGCACGAGCACCCAACACAGCCTCAGCCTCACTAGAAGCACCACTACGAGCAATATCAGCCAACAAACCAGTCGAACCAGCCCTCAAAGAACCAGCCAATGACTGCAACTTAGCCTGATCAATACCACCCGTAGCCTTATCAAACAACACATTAGGATCAAATGCTTGTTGAGCAGCCTCAACACTATACTCACCACCAACAGTAGGAGCAGTAAAACCATACTGCCTCAACAACATATTCTGAGTATTACGCGCCTGATTCAAAGCATCCTGATAAGCAACAGCAGCACTAGCCGCACTAGAAGTCAAATCAATAGCCATCAGGTACTCGCCTTCTCAATATACTTATACCCAGTGACACTAGCCGCACCAGCCGCAGTAAGCGTAGAGGTAACATCAGTCCACCCAGTAGGCACACTACCAGCAGCAGTCCGCCACAGCATAACCATACCGGGAACAGCAACCCGAGCATACAACTTATTATCAATATCCGTAATCAAAGAATTAATACTATTATAACCAGCAGTATCTGAACCACTTAACTGCAAAAGCCCAAAATTACTCGTTGCCATGACTCACCTCCTTAGGTTTTAATGATATAATTAAGAATAATTGCTGGCGGCATATTTTGGGATGCGCCTGATCCCGTATTCTGATTAGTAGCCGTTGTAGAACTAAGAGTATGATTATGTCCCCCTGTTACATACCCTAACCCGCCAGATGTAGGACTAAGACCAGAGTTAGATCGTCCTGCGGCTACATAATCCCTACCAGAAACACCCTCCCAAGCATAATCTCTTGCAGCAACATCATGATTATGAGTACCATCTCCACTAGTTGTATGCGTATGAGCATCTTGAGTATGAGTATGCTGGTGCATATTCTGATTGCCACCATAAGAACCAAGAGTAGAACCAGTAATACCAGAAACAGCATTTGTAATTCGCGTTGCAACAGATTCTTTACCAAATACAGCGCGACCAGTAAGATCAGGAACACGAAAATTACCCGTTCCCGGAGCAGTAACATTATAAGTATCACCAATAACAGCATACAAAGCCGCATAAGTGCTTTTAGAAATAGCACTACCATCACATAAAAGCCAACCCGTAGGAGCAGTTGGTCCTGCATATGGTATAACGCTGCCTGTTGGGGTAGTGTCGCCTTGTGCGCCTTGTGCGCCTTGTGCCCCTTGAGGTCCTTGAGAACCTTGACTACCAGTAGCGCCTTGAGCGCCCTGAGGACCAACGTCCCCTTGAGGCCCTTGTGATCCTGTAACCCCCTGAGCGCCTTGACTACCTTGTGGACCAGTTGCCCCTTGAGGACCAATATCTCCTTGAGGGCCTTGAGTGCCCTGTGGTCCCTGAGCACCAGTCGCTCCTTGTGCACCCTGAGGACCAATATCGCCCTGAGGACCTTGAGATCCAGTCGCACCCTGAGGCCCTTGACTACCTTGACTACCCTGAGCACCAGTATTACCCTGAGGACCTTGAGCGCCAACATCTCCCTGCGGCCCCTGAGCACCTGTAGCACCCTGAGATCCAGTAGCGCCTTGAGCACCAGTAGCCCCCTGAGAACCAGTAGCACCCTGCGCCCCAGTAGATCCCTGAGGACCAGTAGAACCCTGACTACCCTGTGGACCTTGCGTACCCTGTGGCCCCTGTGTACCCTGAGGACCCTGACTACCTTGCGAACCCTGTGGCCCAGTAGCGCCCTGACTACCCGTAGCGCCCTGTGCTCCCTGCGCTCCTTGACTACCCTGAGCACCCGTAGAACCTTGAGCACCCTGACTGCCCTGAGCGCCCTGAGGACCCTCAGGCAAACTAAAATCAAGAAGATTCACATCCATCAAACTATACGTAGAATCAATATATTCAGCCAACTGCTGAATACGCTCAGCAACAAGAGACAGACTATCATCCCCATTAGGATAAGGAAAACCATAATTTGTAGTATAACTAACCGACATAAATCACCCCCTAAAAATAGCCTGTTCTAAACGCTCAATACGCTGTTGATCTGTTAAACCAGTAATACTAGTAGGATCAACATAAGTAGTAGACGTACGATCAAACAACACCTGCTTTGCATAAGAATTAATCTCATTACGAACCAACTCAACAACATACCTTTGAAACGCTTGCTGACCAGCAGCAGTAGTTAAATCAAACTCTCGCATAACTATACCCTACTCGCTCGCATAGGCTTAAACCCAATATTCCAAGCATCAAGCATAATCGTATGCGGACGCTGAGCATCCTGATAATTAGCAGGACGATACTCATTCATCTGATACAACCTAAAACCAACACTAGGATAACGCCAACTAATCTTCTTACGACGACGAGTAAACTCAGCATCACTAACCTCATACCAAGTCTCATCAAGAGCCTCAACATTCTCCCAAGTAGAACGATCAGGAGACAACAACTTAGGAAGCACAATCTGCTCAAACTCATCCCAAGAATAACCAGCCTCACCAAACAACTCCCAATTCTTATGCTGCTTCTTCGTCACATCAATACGATCCTTATCCTCCATATCAACAATATCCATACGCAAACCACCATCAAGAAGATAAAGATTAAGCATAACCTGACGGAACCACTTACGAAGCACAGGATCACCAACAGTAAAATGCTTCGTCTGCAAATAAAAATCTGGACCCTTAATATACGTATCCTCAGACTTACCATTATTCTCAATAAGCCCAGCATCAATACTAGTATTACGATCATTAGTAGTTTCAAGAATAGAATCCACATCAATAGCACGCGGAAACACACCATCAACACTAACCGTACCCGTAGCAGCAACCTCTGTAACATTACCAGCCGTTTTAGCATACGAAACCGTAGTACCACTAACAGCACTCACCGTATACGTACCATCAAACGTAGAATCAATACCACTAACAGTAATCGTATTACCATTAGGAACACCAGCCGCATCAAGCGTAAGCGTAGCAACATTAGAAGTTAAACTCTTACGAACTACAGTAAACTCAGGATCAACAATATTACTCCCCGTCAAAGCCTTAATACCACTAATAGCATCAATCTTTGTAGCACCCCGAAAATCAAAATTACTAATAGTAGTAATAGCATTCGTAGGAAGATAAATAGCAAACGTAATACCCGAAGTTTTACGAATAGGCCCCCAAACAAACTGTGTACCCGGATCGCCCCAACGATAAGTAATAGGCGTCGTAACAATACTAGCCGTAATCGTATCCGTCGCTGTAGCATTAGCACTCATAGTAATCGCAGTAGTAGAAGTAACACTACTAATCGTTGTACCACTAGGAATACCCGGACCAATAATATCAGTACCCGGAAGAACCACACCAGTTACACTACCGTTTGTGCCACCAAGATTAACAGCCGAACCACCAACACTAGTAGAAACTTGAAAATCATTAGTTGTTGCATTAACAACATAATAATTAGTAGTATTAGCCGTAAGACCAGTAATAGTACCAAGACTCGTAAAACGAACAAGAGTACCATTTGACAAACCATGAGAAGCAAGCGTAATCTTTTCCGTAGTTGTACTAGCAGCACCAGTAAAAGTCTCTAAAGAAACACTAGTAATATTAGCACTACCACTAGTAGTACCAACATCAACATACGACTTACCATCCGCCCAAACAGGAATAAGTCGCGTAGACGTAGCACCAGTAGAATCATACAACGAAACATAATCCCAATACACAGGAATATTATTCTCTACAAGAAAATCATCCGTAGTAAAATCAGGATCCCAATCATCCGCCTCAAAATCAGCAATAGCAGGCGTATTATCAATATTCTCAGCATACACAGGCTCATAACGCACAGGATTAAACGCACTCGCAAACGCATTAAAATGTACAAATAAATAATCCTTATGCAAAAACGAGTAAATACGATCCGCATTTACATCAAACGTACGCACACTATCAGTATAAAACACACCAAGATTAGACTCGGTAAGATTACGAACACTAGCCCCATCATAAAAAAGAATACCCACACGACTAGCCCAGAATACGCCACCACCGTACTCAACAATACTCATCGAAGATAAACAACCCTCAGGATACAACTCTTCCAACGAGAAGTTAGCACGATAATTACCACGAATAATATACGTCTTATCGGACATAAATACAAGAAGCCCCGCCGTACTGCCAGCAATACCACGCATCTCAGCAGCACCCGGAATAATAATAGAATCCGCAGAATCAAACGACAAATCAACACTCTCAGCATTATGATACGCACTAAACACAACACGATTCTGATCATTCGTATTACCACCATTACCAAACCATTGATAACCAGCATATGTAGCATTAAAAATACCAGCAAATTTATCAGAATCAGCATTACTAATCGTAGCAGAAGGAACACTAACATAAGGCCAAGCAATATATTCATCAGCAGTCATAGCAGTATTAGATTGCTTGCTATGATATGTATTATTAACATCAAGCGTAGTATTATTTGTAGCAGTATCAATATCCCCAAGCCACTCACCATCAGTAGCCCTATATACAGCCCAATTCACGCCACGAATATCACCACCAAGATCAGCAGACTTAAAATGTCCCTCACCATCAGTACCAATAGCACCAGAAGTAATATCACCACCATTACCATCATACGTAATAAGACCACGACCATGCGTATGAATATACGGACGTACATTACGAAATTTAATAGTCAAATTATCATGCAAAGCAGTCGTACTATAGATATTAGCATTATTCTCAAAACGAAGAATATCCTTATCAAGAGTTAAAACACTACCAGTAACACTCTTAACCATACCAATATAACGATCCGTAGCAGGAGAACCATAACTCACATACACAAACATACCACTAGTAATTGTAGTAGTATCAAACGTACCCTGAATAGTATTCAAATATGTAGCATTAGACGTAGTACCAGTATAATCAAAATCAACACCCGTCACCGTCTGCTCAGTACCATGACCCCCATACCAATAATACTGATAATACTCATTAGCACTAGCAGCAGGCTTATACGATTCCAAAAACGATAACCACATACCACCATTACTAGCCTGCTTACAATCAAAAACAGTATCAACAGGAATAGCCGTAAGAGTACCAGACCCAGTATTACGGAAATTCTCATCATATAACAAAAACCGAGTAGCACTAGACGTAGACAAAACAAGCCCAGTAATACGCTCACCATCAGGACTAAGCGTAGAAACAACACTAACAACGCGCTCATCCTTCGTACTAGGATACGACAACGAAGGAATAGTAGCATTATTATACAAAGGGAAAAAATTAAAAGGCGCTCGCCTACGCAAATAACCAACACGATCAAATAACACATCCTGCGCCCAACGCACAAACGACTCAGGAATAAACGAGCCGGGAGCAGCCTGATTCATACCATCAGCCGCACCAATCTGATTAACAAACGTCAACGACAAGGCCACTCACCCCCTCTGATTAATAAGCCCAATCATACGAATCCGAAAGCGTATGAATCGTATCCGTACGATCATACTGATTCATCCAAACATCATTCCTCATCTGCTGATAACGCGACTCAAACAAATTCTGAAACACCGCAGCCTGCGGATCATCATTAACAAGAAACGCCTTCACAAGCGCACCATACACAATCACACTATGATGCCTAGCCGGAATAAGAAACGTATCAGAATCCGACGCACTACCCGTATCCGAAGCAGCAACAGGCAACTGAAGAAAATATAAACGATACGTCGTATCACCACCAGTAGCAGGATACACAAACATATCATCACCAACAAAATAATACCGGGTAGGCGTACTCGTATCATTCACAAGACGATAATTCTTCTCAATAACATCCCCACGCTCAGGAGTCATAACAATATCATTCGTCGTATCAACAAACGACAAAACACTATTCACACTATACGACGTATACGGAATAAGCACCGGATTCGACAACGAATTATCAAGAGTATTATTACTAGTACGCACCTTAAACGAAGAACCACTCGTAATCTGACTAGTGCCACTAGGCACAATAAACGAAACCATCTTCTCCAAAAAAGGCCAAGGCTCACGAGTAACAATATCAAAATACGCCTCATTAAGAAGCGTCAACTTCTGAGCATCCTCAAAATCCTCAAAACCATACAACTCCATCTCATCAAACATCTCATCAAGCGTCACTCGCCTCACCCCCCTTCGGAACATCATGCGAAATAAACCCTTTAATCACAGGAGACTTACCATGCTTCCGAAGAAAATGCTCCACAACCTCCGCAGACTCCTCAGTAGCCTCATCCGCCTTCTCACGAAAACGACGCTTATAATCCTCCTGAGACTTAACAATCTCATCATACAACTTCCAACCATGACGAGTCATATCACCACGATACAACTTATCAAGAACAACATCAACACTAGGAATAACTTGACCAAAACCAAGAACAGGATACGCAGGCTCACCATGCGGCATCCGAATAAAAACACACCAATCGCGCGTATCAGCATTCTTAGCAAAAAACAAACGCTCATCATAATTCTTCACAGCACGATCAACCCGAATCTCATCCCAAGACATCTCACCCTTACCCGGAATATAAATATTACTCATCAACAATCCCACGCTCTCAAACTCTTATTAATACGACTATTAGGATCATTAGCAGTCTTAGCACTAGTCAAACGCTTCTTCATCCCCTGCATCCGCGCACAAAACGACCTACGCCGTGCAGCAGCCTTAGGAGACTTCTTAGCCTGCGCCATCTTAACAGGAGGCTTCAAACCCGGCTTCCCCGGATTAGCCCTATTATACGAAGCCCTACCAGCAGCATTCAAACCACCCTTAGGATTCTTACCAGCCTTACGCTGCCAAGCCGGAGAACTAGCCATACATCACCCCCAACGACGAAAATAATAACGACGCAAACGATACTTCCAATGAGCAAAACCACTCATCACTTACCACGCCTCATCTTATTATACGTTGCATTCGCAATAGCCCAAACCTTACCCTTAGGCCACGACGGATTATCCCGCTCAAGCGCAGCAACAATCTCTTCAACCTTCTTAGGCATTACATCGCCTTCTTCCGACCAGCAACAGCACGACGCTGAAACTCAGCCTTACCATACTTCTTACGACCAATCCAAGCAGCAAGCGCCTTCACATCACGAGGCTTCCCTTTACCCTTATCCTTAGCCGCGAGGCTCTTCACGAGCCGATCATACTTACTCATACCAGCCACTATAGCCCCCTTCATGTTAGAATAGGGAGGGGCCGAAGCCCCTCCCTAAACCAATTAGATACCAGTATCAGTCGCGCTATCCACCGTGATCCCATACAGGACACAATGATTATTGCGCTTCGTCAAACCAAGATTCATGTAACGAGTCATGACAGCCTCAAAAGCATCGTAACCCGACACCTGCCGAAGCGTCTGACCATCAGCATCAAGGAAATGCCAATCCTGATCCGAGAACACCTTAACAGAATTCTCGTCCAGCATGTAGATACGACCATACGGAGCATCAATATCCGCGATGATCGGCATCCCACCGTACTCAAGCACCTTGAAACCAGCAGCATACGTCAGCGTATCCGGGTTCGTGTAACGAACCGAATCCTCCAACTGCATGTAAACCTCACGCTGCACACCAAGCGACGTGACCATGACGGTAGGCGTACCACCCTCAAGGCGAATAAGGTTCATGCCCTTCTGCAAGTCCTCAAGACCAGCCGCAAGCGCACCATTCACATTAATACGCTTGTTATCCCACCACGTATTCGTAGCAGGATTGATCTCACCAACATACTCCTGACCGACCGACACGAGGCGCTTAAGACCATCAACCTCAGCCGACCACGAACCCGTACCACTCGTACCATTATCCACACCAACACCAGCGCGACGAACCGCATCCGAAGAAGTCGTGGAAATAGCCGAACCGCTGATCGTAATGCGAGCATTATCATAATCAACAGCCGTGATCGAAACACCAGCGGCCTTACCATTAACATCCGCATTCGTACCAATGTCAATGACCATACCAACATACAACTGACCCTTGCGGATCGCCTCCTTGCCACCATCAGTATTCAACTGCACGGTCGTAGACGAAGAAGTAGTACCACACTCAGCGATAATACCATCACCCTTACCATACACCTGACGAGCAAGATCCTTCTTAAGATCATTACGAATACCATCCAACTCAGACTTAAGAGCCTGAAGGAACGCACCAGCCTCATTCTTCGTCTTAGCCATCGAAGGACCAGTCACGCGAACACGACCGTACAGGTACTTAAGGTCATAAACGGCCTTATCGTAATCCTGATTACCAGCGTCCGGCAGCGCGGCATCCTCAGCGCGAGCGCCGATACCACCAGAACGCGAAACATGAAGCGGCACATAAGCGCGCTTACCAACCAGATCCTCCGACTTCGGCTCAAGGCGCGACAGTAGAAGAACCTCATTATTCAATTGCTCAGCAACCGGCCCAAGGTAATACTCCTTGAGAATATCACTAAGCGTAGTAAGATTAGCACCAGCCATCCTACACACACCTCCTTATTAGGAAATGTTACGAACAGCCTCCAAAGCAGCCTTATGCGCCTCATCCAAACTCTTAAAGCCCGGACTAGGAACACTAGACGGCATAGCAGGAGCCGGAGTAGCCCCATGAGGAACCTGCTTAGACTGCAAATACGAGCCAAGCATACGTTGCTGCATCGCATGATACTGTTCAGCAGCAGCCATAAGATCCCCATCATGAGCATACGCCAAAGAATAAATAGTCTCCATATCATCATCATTATAATGAGGATTAGAAGTCTTAATAGTATTCTCCATCGCCTCCAACTCTTCTAACGATTCTTGCTGAGCCTGAAACTCAAGCATACTCTCACGGAATGCTCGCATCTCCTCTAACTCAGCCGCAAGTTGCGGAGGAAGCCCTTCGTAACTATTATCATTATTCTCAGGAATAGTCTCCACCGTAGGCTGGCTAACATCGGGTGTTCCTGCATTCTGCTGAATCTGCGCCGCAATTTGCATAGCAAAATCCGGGTCCTCATTCAACGCCTGCACGAATCCGACTGCTTGTAGCGCAACATCAGGATCCACTCCCTGCTCAGAGAGCGCCCCAAAACCACGACGCAACTCTGCAATCTCCTGAGTCTTACGAGTATAATCAGCCTGCATAGACTTATATACCGCTTGCATATCCTCAGGAAGAACACTAGGATCAAAACCAGTAAAGGATTCAGTCTCAGACTGATTATCCTCAACCACAGTCTCAACACTAGCATCCGCCTCGCTACCCGGCAACTCGTCAGGCAACTCAGCCGACAACGCCTCTAAAGCGCCATCCAAATCAATACCATCATTCATGGTATCCTCCTATAATTCAAACGACTCCCATTATTGGGTTGGTCGCTAATTATTCACAACAACACTCTCAGCAGAAATCTCAACAACCTCTCTGGCACGATCCTCAGCCGCACCAACAAGATTATCCGCAAAACCACTCATCAACTCCTTCATCTCTTCCCTCGTAGGAAGAGTGTGAACAGTCTCAGTCCGTTTAGTCGCCAAACCCTGCGCCAAACGAATCTTATCATCCATAATACCAACAACAGTAGCAAGAGTACCCAACTGCTTAATCTCAGCCTCAGGAATCAACTCTTCTAACTTATCCATAGCCTTCTGACGAACAGCAGAAGCATGATGAACAAACTCATAAGCATTAGCACGAATCTTATCATCCAACCGCTCAGGAGGACCATCCTTCTCCCATTGTTTCACCCAATACGCAACCGTCGTATGCCCAATACCACATTGACGCGCAGTAGCACGAATATTCTTATCATTACTAATCCAAATCACATACGCAGCAGCCTTATCCTCATCAGTCCACTCAGTACGATTACTCACCACTCACCGTCCTCATAGCCAACTCTTGAGCCATCTGCTGATCCGCCTTAGCCTGATCCGACTGCAACTGCTGTAACAACTGCATCTGATACGCATCCATCGCACCAGCAGTACCCTCAACAGCATTAGCCTTATCCTTATTATCAATAACCACCGTATCAAGCGGCGGCTCCAACAACTCCTGCGGAGTAACATCAGACAAACCAGCCTGATTAAGCATCTTAGAACCAGTCGTAGGACCAACAGCACCACGCAACTGAAGGCTAACACGCGGAGCCTCACCCTGCGGAGAATTCTCAGCCTGCAACGCAGCACGAGTAAACTCATAATGCTTATAAAACTGATCCTTAACCATATCCGGCATCATCTCAAACTCAGCACTCTTCATAAACTGAGAATGAACCTCCAAATGCACAGCCTTATTCTCAAACGCCAACGGTTGCAAACCAGCCTCAACACTCTGCTGCAACAACATCGGATCAATAGGCTGATCAGGAGACTGCATCATACTCATCATCAACTGCTCCTGCGCCTGTTTCGCAGCCTGCTCATTCACAATACCACCATCCATAAGCCGATCATGCTCACGCATAGCCTGCTCCTCATCCGCCTCAAACTGCATCTGCAAACCCTTAAAATCAGCCATATCAAGATACTTATACGCCTTCGTAGGCGACAAAATACCCATCTGCAACAACTGCAACACACGCGCCTGACGACCAGCACGAGTACGAGGCAAACCAGAACCAGCCTCAACCTTCACACTCACACCCTTAATAAGATCAGCATCATCAAACCGCTCAACCTTAGGCTTAGAACCAGAACCAGTAATAATCATCGTACGAGGCTCAGTATAATACTCCTGCGCCAACTGCAACATAAGATTACCACAACGCTCCAACGCCTTCTCCATAAGCATAATCTGCGGAGCCAAACGATCCGTAGCAGCCTCCTGCAACAAATCAATAGCAACACCAGCCTCAACATTAGGCGGCACACTACCCTCCACAATCTCATTCAAACCAAAAACATCCTTCAAACGAGCACCAAGATCCTGCAAATGCTCAAACACATACGGCGGCAACGACGGAATCGGAATCGCCTCAGGAACCTTACCAGCAACCGGATTATACTCAAAAATAGCACCCGGCTCATCCGTAATACGCTGACGCAAAGAACCAACCGGAGCCAACATCTGCGGCTTCAACGTAAGATTCTTATACTCAATCATCTGCGACAACGTACGATTCAACTCCTTCTGCAAAGGAATCGCCTGCTCAACAACCGAAGAATCCCACAACTGGCCCGGAACACGCAAACCCGGAAACTTCACAAGAGGCAACTTCTCAAAAGGATAAGGCCAAGGCGCATCATACAATACAACCGAAGGATCCTTAGTAAACACAACAAACCTACCTTGCGGCCTCTTCGGAGAAGGAAGAAAATACCCATAATACACAACACGCACATTCTCCTGCGTCTTAGCATCAGTATTCCCAAACACACCCGGCAAAGTCTCATCAGGATACTTATTCACCGCATTCGGCTTCAAACGAACACCATACCGCGACAAAATCTCATCACTACCCATAGGATGCTTACAAAACGCATACTGACAATCCTCAAACACACCAGCAGCATCATCCAACAACACATCAAACGGAGACATAACATCAACACGAATCTCACCCTGATAAATACGCTGCTCAAACTCATCCGAATCAATACCAGCAGCCTCAAGATTCTTCTCAAAAAAATGACGCACCATAGGATCAACAATAGGCTCACCAGTAGGACTCATCAAAACATCCATACCCGGACCCTGCTTATCATCCCATGTAATCTTCCAAAAACCATTACCACAAATAATCGCCCACATCATCGCCTCTTCACGCTTCTCAGTAAGACTAAACTCGTCCCACCAATAATCAAGAAGATTCTCAGCAACCTCAGTAGCCTTCTGAGCCTCATACGAGGCCTGACCCGGCGTAGCAAAAAACTGTGGCTTAGACTTCACAAGCCGACTAAGAAGCGACTGCGTATTCGGAGCAATCTGATTAGACACCAAACGCACACGATAACGCGGCTTATCCCCATCCTCAACAGGCAACGCCTCAATACGACGCGACTTACGATTATAAAACACATACTGCTTACCCTTATAAAACGACAAATTCAACTTCCATTGACGCTCCATAAGTTCACGCTGCCGCTCCAACTCTTCGACACGCTTAACGAGACTAGCCGCCGAAGCAAAACCAGCAGGAATATCCTCAACAAACTGTGCGCTAGTATCGTCCAATACGAGCCTCCTTAATTAAACTCTAAATCCGTAGGAGCCAAACCAGACTTAGACAAAATCTCATTATACTCAAAAGGAGAAATAATACCCTGATTCAAAGCCCAATCAGCGTCTTGCTCTTCCTCACTTACTCTTAGATGCCCCAGAGGAACGTCGCTTAACGGGCTTGCTCCCTCCAGCCTTAGCCTTTCCAGCCTCAGCCTCTCCGTTTCCAACTCCAACATCCTCTCCGTCCACGACTTCTGCGTTTCCAGAATCTCCAGCATCACGCTTAACAACATCGTATCCTGCTTGTTCCGCCAACCAAACAATCGTAGCCTCCTTCAAAAGCCTCGTCCTAGAATGCCCCAAATACGGTGCCCTACGATTAGGCAAACCAGTATCAAAAACACGCTCACCCGGAAAAATACGCTCATTCGTAAGCGAATCAGCCGCATTACCACGCTGCTCAATAAAACCAGACATCACCATATACTCCCCATGAATTCGTCAACAAAACGATCTTCTCTCTTATTACCCGGACGATCATCCAAAACCCAATCCGGCAAAACACTAGTCTCATCCTGCACAGGAGAAAACTCACCCAACAACGCACCCGCAGTCCGAAGAGTAATCTCCATAGAATCCAAACAGTCATCAGCAGGAGCACGAACACTAGAATCATAATCAACCCACTCCTGAATAAAATCAGCATGATCCTTCTTAATCTTAACCTTACCAATCCTAAACAAAGGACTCATAGCAAGAATACGCTCCCACTTCTTACCCTTCGCAAACATAGGAACAACCGGCGGCATCGTTTGCAACCTTTCAGTTTGCTGCACTAGCGCCGCCTGATAAGCATTAGACTCAATACCAATAATCTCAGGCTTATACTTAATATAAAACTCTTCAATCTTAAGAAGTTGCTCCGCAAATGGGATTCGCGCCGCATACTGCTCTAGTAGAAACACCTCGTTAGAGTCTGATACCCCAATAATGGTAATCACAAACCTATCCGCATTAGCAGAGAGGCTAATTGCCGGGTCAACTCCCATGTATTTACGCAGTTTTCGCGGTTTCCCCTCATCATCAAGGAGATCATCACTTGTATAATAGTGAAGCCAGTCTCCGGCTAGGTCTTTGCCAGCCATACTGTCAAAACTCGCCATATACTCTTGTGCGAATAGCAGCGGATGATACCTAGACTTCACATACTCCCACTCTTCTTTGCGGAAGTAAGGATTATCAATACTACGATACTCTACACGACTATTATTCGTGTCTTTGCGAGCATCATCACTAAAAAACTCTTCATAAAACCAGTTTTTCTGGTTTGGTGTGGTCGTTGTGATAAGTAAGCCTTGTTTATCAGAGAGGGATGGGCGAATAACGCCCCAAGCCTCATCCGTTTTAATAAACGCGGCCTCATCCATCCAGAGAATATCCAAGCCAGCACCGCGAAGAGACTGTGGATCCTCAGCAGACTTAAACTCTACAAGGCTCCCATTCTCAAATTCGAAACGTAAACCGCCCTTATTCTCTTTAACTTCCTTACCAATCGTCAAGCCAGCCTTAATACACGCCTCACGAAACGTCAAATACGAGGGCCGTCCCACCTTATACGATGCGGAGAGCGCCCAAACCCACAAAGAAGCATCACTCTTCTTATTATGAGCATCCAAATGGAATTGTTCAGGATGCAAACAATAAAATAACACTTCCCAAGCCGCTGAGAGAGTTTTACCACCACGACGACCAGCCACCAAATGACGAAAACGAGTAAGATTCTTAGCATTCTTATCAGTATGAAACAACACCTGATAATAATGAGGCGCATACCCCTTACTCAAGAACCAGCCCATCTTCTCAGGAAACTCAAGAATAGTAGACTCTAATGCCTTAGCAGACAATTTCTCCGAAGCATACGAATAATTACCCACAAAAGCCTCCTAATGCTCTCTGTGACTCCCACATTGAGGACACTTAGAATAATAATGAGGATTCTCCAAATCACAATGATGACAATACCAAGGCTCTTTAGGAACATCAATCTTTTTTACTTTTGGTTGAACATTAGAATTAAACATATTATGTTTTAATAATATAATTCAAAATAATTGCAGGAGGCATATTTTGACTTGAACCACTACCCGTAGTCCCAGTATCTCCTCCACCATAATTAATACCATACTGGTTTGGTGTCGAACGCGGAACAGTACCATCATTAGTAAAACCGCTAGCGTTACCACTACTACCAGTAGTATAAAGTGTCCATTGAGTATGCGCGTGACCATGTAATCTTTCATCACCACCAGCAGCGCCAAGAGTAGTACCAGTAATACTACTATTACCATAAGTAATACGATTCTGAGCACTACCACCCATATCATCCTTACCAAAAATACTACGCCCACGCAAATCAGGAACGCGGAAATTACCAGCCCCGGGAGAAGTCACATCATATGTACTACCAAGCACAGCATACAAAGCCGCATACGTAGTCTGAGAAACAGCCGAACCATCACACAATAACCAACCAGACGGAGCAGAAGCACCCGCATAAGCCGTAATACTACCAACAGGACCCAGAGTTAATGCGCCATCACTAACACCGCCGGTATTATCCAAATCATTAATCTCAATCCAAGCATTACCAGAATAAACCAACACCTTATTAGTATTAGTCTCATAAATCATCGTACCCTCAGCAATACCCGTAGGACGAGTAGAATCAGTACAAACAATATGACCAAACTTAATCGCATCAAAATTATCGCGCACATAGGTATTCCAATCCGAAGCCAACAACTCACTCGTACCCGCAGTCTGCGTAGGCACACCATCCATATTCGCGTAAGACATAAACACCTCCCCGGCGCAATCAACAAACAATAACAAAAAAATAGTCCCTCATATATACTAACGAACAAAACAACACAAATCGGAAATAAAAATCATAATCTTAACAAACACTTAACATACTATAACGAGAATAAGCCAAAAATCATATCGTACAAAAAATATATGTAGTGTAATTATATATATGTGGGGGGGTCATAACGGGGGTATGGGTATGCATATGCGTATATGTACGAGCCGATTTGTAGTATTTTACAAGTGGGGTATGCGTAGACCCTAGTAATATTTTACATCGGAGATTTTACTTCGCATAGGTATTATATATATAATACCTATAGTATCCATTGATTATGTCAGCCCCCTATATAGTATATATATATATACTATAAGAACTAATACTACTAAGGATTAGTAGTATTACACATACTTATTCCATAAGTATCTTTTATCTGGCTAAAGAATACAGATATAGTAGTAATACATTACTACTAGATATCTGTTTATTAGAGCCATAATCTAGAGATTATTAAAGAATCTCTAGATTGTACAGGTATATCCATTTATGGATATAAGTTTAACTAATCTTTGATTAGTTAGGTTTATCCTTATGTCTTATTAATAATCTAAGTGCCTTTGGCATTAGATTATATAAGACTATTAAGGATAGTTTAATCTCTACTCTCTATAGAGTAGAGATTAGGGAGTTGTCGCCGATTCCCTCTATTCCCTTCCAGACGGTTCTTATCTGAACGTAGTGAAGATAAGAACCTCTAGGAAGGAAAGAAGATGACTGTTGACGAGATGATTGTGAGGATTGATAGCCTCTCGCCGGAGCAGCGTCAGGCTCTCCGTGATGACCTCGGCATCGTGTCGGATGTGCAGGAGCAGACGGCGCAGGAGCCGAAGGCCATGCCGTCTGAGAAGATCAAGTGCAAGGTTTGTGGATTTCACAAGAAGGCTCGTCGTGTGCAGGACGGAGTGTGCAAGTCCTGTAGGACTGCGCTGGACTCCGATGATGTTGCCTATGCTGAAAATCCTGAGGTTGAGGTGATCGGTCGTATGGGTAAGCGTGGTCGAAACTCTGTTTCGGTGGTGATTGATGGTAAGCGTTGGAAGGTCAAGCGCCTGAGCAGCGCGCATAGCGAGCGTGTGGCGGCTAGGTACATGGGCAAGAGCAAGGGTTATGCGAAGCGCGGCAAGCGCGAGGGTTGCGAGCCGGTGGGTCTGCCCACGAACAGCCGCCTCCGCGACGACGAGCGGGGCTAGGCAAGAAACGGTTTGGTTGAGCCATAAATCAACCTTTACATTTTCCTTACTTGACAGTCTAAGGGTGTGTGCTGTAGGCTGTCTGCAAGCAACTAGCCGGGAGGCTGATATGATTATGTTCCATGTTGAGTTCGATGATAGCGCGATGAAGTGGCTGGACTTCATGAGTGTGGATACTGATCTTGCGTATATCATCACGGGTGAGGCTGTGGCTGACCTCCGCGATTATGTGGAGGGGATGGGTTACGATTGGAATGAGGTGGCGTACGTCTACGAGGTGGCAGCATGAAGCCGTGGGATAAGCAGAATGTTCCTCTGTCTATTGAGGAAATGCGCGTGTTGATTCCTCTGCTGGATGCTTGCATTGATGAGCATCTTCGTGGTGTTGAGCATGATGATGTGTTTCTTGCTCGTGTGCAGGATTCCATCAATAAGATGGAAAATGTGCTTGAGGATTGTGAAACTAAAGGAGAAGTAGCATGAATGCTGATGAGTACGTTGTGTGGGCAGCACCCGACGGTTCATGGGGTGAATGTCAGGTGGACGACCTTGTGATTGTTCCCATGGATAAGGTTCCTGAGTTTGATGATGATATCTCCGAGGATGAAATCTATCAGGCTCTTCGGGATATTCGAAACAACCTTAAAAAGGGAGAGTAAGCGTGTAGGGGGACGCCTACCTCTAGCGTCCATTTTAAGGGGCCTAGAGCGCGTTCTAAGGCACTTGTAGGGGGGTAGGAATACTACCCCACAGGTAGGGTATCTGAAACGCTTAGAAAGGCTATATGATGAATGAGGATTTTTACATCGAAGCGCAGGAAACTTGGTACGATTATCTTTACTTTGAGCCTGAGTATAATCCTGATGAGTATCTGGATTATGATGATGAGCAGGATAACGAGTGGGAGAGTGAGTAAAATCATGAATGATTTTGTATACAATATTGATGAAATCGCTGAGGATTGCTACGATTTGTATGTCAGCGATGATGCTGGTTATACTTGGGAGTTTTATGGTACTTACGAGCGCAAGGATTGGGCTATTGAGGATGGTGAGGCTGCCATTCGGTATGCTGAGACTGTAGCCTATATCTCTCACGATAACTAATCGAACTTTAGTGAGATTAGTTATCTTAGAGAGAATAGAGATTGCCGGAAACCGGAAAGGAAAATATGATGGATGCTGATAAGAAAAAGGAACTCTACCAGCAAGTGACTGCTGGTCTGATTGAGCAGATGGAGCAGGGTGTTGCTATTTGGCAGCAGCCGTGGGTTGTAAGCAAGGCTTACCAGCCGCAGAATGGTTTTAGTAGTCGTCTTTACAACGGTTTTAACCGTATCTACCTCGGCTGGATGCAAGAGAGTTTTGGTAGTAATGATCCTCGTTGGTTTACGTTTGGTAATGTGAAGGATCTTGGTGCTAAGGTTCGTAAGGGTAGTAAGTCTACTATCGTTGTCTATAATGCTCCTGCTGTGAGTGAGAAGGAGAATGATAAAGGTGAGGTTGAGACTTATACTTGGTGGAATATGCGATTCTATAAGGTTTTTCATGCTTCGCAGATTGATGGTCTGCCTGAGTATGATGTAGAGGTTGAGGCTCCGGTTCAGCCTGATGGTGATGAGGATTATGCTGGTATCAGCGTCATGTATGATTGGTGCGATGCTAACCTGTCTCTGGAACATGGTTCTAACAAGGCTTGTTATATTCCTAGTGAGGATCAGATTCGTATGCCTGATCGTGATATGTTTCATCGTTCGTCTTGGTATGCTCAGACGTTGGCTCATGAGATTGTTCATGCTACCGGTGCTGATACCCGGCTGAATCGTCTGGAGAAGGCTGGTTTTGGTACTGATTCTTATGCAAAGGAGGAACTTGTTGCAGAGTTTGGTGCTGCTATGATGTGTGGTGCGTTGGATATTCCTGCTGATATGGAGCAGTCCGCTGCATACCTGAAGGGTTGGGCGCAGCGTTGTAAGGATGAGCCTAGTCTACTCGTGAGTGCTGCTAACATGGCTGAGAAGGCTGTAGACTACATGATGGAGGATGTTTATGCGAGTGTCTGATATTGCTAAGTATATGGAGTGGAAGGATAATGGTATGGTTGGCCCACATTCTTGGTTCCCTAAGGTTGTAGATGACCTACGGGATGATGCTAGTCTATTGGATGATACGTTCGTGCTAAGTGATCCGCCAGAGTACCAGTATCCGGGTTGGCATACTGAGTTGGAGCCTGAGGATTACGCATCGTCGCATGATTGGACGATGGATTATGATTATCCTGACGATTATCCTAATGATGATGAAGGAGATTATACCTATGACTGATATGACTAGTGAGTATGTGGATTCGCTTAAGCATGATCTTGATATTACTAAGCATACTCTTGAGCATCGTGATCGTGAACTTAGTATTGTAGCGCATATTCTTAGTGAGATTATTGAGCGTGAGTGTATTGAGTCGTCTATCATTAGTGAGATTATTGGTGATATGACTGCTGAGCGTAATGAGATTGTTGATATTCTTGATTTTCATAATGTGATTGATGAGTGTTATTTGCGGCGAGAGTATGAGGTTACGATTACTGTTCCGGTGAGTGTTACTCTTACGATTGAGGCGCATTCTGTTAGTCAGGCTAGTGAGAATGCTATGGATAGTGTAGAGTGTAATGGTCTAGAGGCGTATGATATGGAGTATAATGTGCATTATACTGGTGATGTTGAGGAGGTTCGGGAGGTCTAATGCCTAAGTATTTGCTTACATGGACTGAGCAGGTTCTGAATAGTTATTATAGTTATGTTGAGGCTGATACTGAGGATCAGGCTTGGGAACGGCTAGAGAATGGTGCGGATTATGAACTAGAGGATTGGGATGTTATGAACTCTTTTGGTCATACTGCGGAGATTGTTAAGTGATCTTTATGACTATGCCTATTATTATGGAGAATACTGTGACTGATATGAATGAAGAGCATGTAGACGTTTGGAAGGATAAGTATTCCAAGTTGCTGAGTATGTGGAATCTAGAGGCTAGGGATACTAGCATCCTGCTTCCTATCATTCAGCATTTTTGGACTATGTGTGTTGAGCGTAGTGCTATGCACGAGATGATTAGTGCTGTGCAGTATGCTATGGATGATACTGGTATTGAGCCGCAGGATATTATTGATAGGCTGAATGAACTTGGTTTTGATCTTGATATTGAGAACTTTCGGCGTGAGTATGAAGTGACCGTGACTATTCCTGTTAGTGTGACCGTCACGGTTGAGGCCATGAATGAGGATCAGGCGGAGGAAGCCGCCACTGAGTATATTGATAATCATGGTGTAGAGGCGTTCAGCCTTGATTATGATATTTATAATGTGACTATTGATAATGTTTACGAGGTTTGCTTGTGACTACTGCTAATAAGTTTTACAAGACGCTTGATGCATACGGTATTGACCTTGCTACGGAGCAGGGTCAGGCTTGGTATCCTAATGCTTGGAAGTTCTGCAAGTTTGCTTCTAAGTATCATGCTGTGACACCAGAACGGGTTGCTGCTATGCTTGCTGTGACTAGTCCTCGTGCTCGTTGGTCTAAGAACACTGCTGCTGTTGCTATGCTGCTGGATGATCTGCGAGTGCCAGAGTATAAGCGGCAGTCGTATTATGGTATCCTTCCGGCTAATGCTCGTAAGGGAATGCTCGTTGCTAACGACCGCTACTACAGCCGTCATGTAACCGGGCCTAAGGTGACTAACTTTTACCTTAATATTCTTGGTCATACTGATCCTATTACTGTTGATAGTATTATGAGTAAGGCTGCTGGTTATGGTAGTGATGTGACTAGTAAGATTCGTGCTGAGGTTGAGCAGGGTGTGCGTACTGTGGCTGATGTGCTTGGTATGACGCCGCGCGATACTCAGGCTGCAATTTGGTGCGCCTTCCGGGGGAGCGCCAACTAACAAATGGGGGTATGGTGGAATTGGTAGACACACTAGACTCAAAATCTAGCGCCGCAAGGCATGGGGGTTCGACTCCCTCTACCCCTATTGAGGGATCGTCTAACGGTAGGACATGGGTTTTTGGTGCCCATTATCTAGGTTCGAATCCTAGTCCCTCAGTCCTAACAAACAATTAACAGAATATTTACTAGCATTTCGGAAGGATCTATGCTACCATATCGTTATAACCTACAAAGGAAAGGAAAAATGAATCCATACTATACTTCATATGAGGATTATATTGAGTATGATAGGGAATATAGAATGTATGAGGATCGTATAGAATATCTTACGAATAAGTATATGAATAGTATTGATAGGGATGATATGGATTATCCTCCTAGTGAGTATTGGGATAGTGGAGTATGAGTAAGAAGAAGGATAGGAAACTAGTTGAGGCTGTTGTTTCTTTTAGGAATGATGGTTGGACTGTTAAGGTTAATGGTAGTAAGATTGGTAGGGCTAGTAGTTTGATTAAGGCTACTGATCTATTGTATTGTAATGGGTATAAGGTGTATGCTTATCGTCGTGGTGTGACTGCGAGTGGTAAGCCTAAGTTTACTGCTGATTGTCTTGTTTTTGATTATAATAAGGAGAATGGGTAATGGCTGTTGCGGGTAGTACGAAGAAGCGTAAGTTGGAAGAGAATATGAATAAGCGTTTGGAGCGTGGTAAAAAGAAGATGGAGGCGAAGGCTCTTCGTCAGGCGCGCAAAATGAAGGAGAAGGAACGTGCCTAAATATACTGCTAGATGGAAGGAAACGCATTATATTACGTTTGAGACTACTGAATCATTTGAGGCCGCTAATGAGCATGAGGCGATTGGTATGATTATTCAAGAAGATCATGGTGCTTGGTACGAGGCCATGGTTATTGATTGCAGTGATCGAACAAATATTATTATTAATGAGGTTAATAGTGTTTAAGTTTGTTAGTAAAGGCGATCATCATGATAATGAGTCCGCTCTTTTTTATAATGGTCAGAAACTTCTTACTATTTATGCTAGTGTTCGTTATGATGGTGAGACTATGATTCAGATTGAGGATGGCAATGGTCGTTTGATGAAGGAGTGGGAGGATTTTATGGAGGATTATGAGCGGCTTAATTGATATTATTAAAGACCATACGCTAGAGCCTCGTAATGATAAGATGCTGCATTTCTCGTCGCATCTTAATCATAATCGTCATACGGTTTTGTATTGGTGGTTTGGTTATCCTAAGATTAAGAGTGAGCCGTGGGCGAATACACTCCCTCTTCTACAAGGTACCGCTATTCATGATCGTATCCATGCTATTTTTATGGAGGATAGTCGCATTGATGATTATTATGCTGAGGTTGCAATTGTTCCTGAGGATCAGGACTTTCATTATCCTTGGGGTGGTACAGCAGACGCATTTATCAGATATGATAATAAGTGGACACTCGTAGACTATAAGACTATTAGTGGTGCTGGTCTTACGTTTTTGCAGGAGCCTCGTCCTGAGCATATCATGCAAGTCTCTTGTTATTATCATCTGAATTATTGGCAACCTGATAATGTGCAGATTATGTATCTTCCTGTGAGTCAGGACTATAAGCGTCGTTGGCATGAGCCTATGATTTATGATGTTACTCCGCTGCCTAAGCAGGAGATTCTTGATCGTATTGCTGGTGTGGAGTCTGATATTAGTATTTATGCTAGTACCAGATTGCTTCCTCCGTGGCCTGAGGGCGAGTATAAGTGGAAACAAAATAAGCGCAATAAGCATTATGAGTTGTTCTATCAACCGCATTATTCTAGTATGTTCTGTCCGTGGCGATATATGGGTGATGATGATCCTTGTGGTTGTAGCCAACAGAAGCGTATTATGATTGGTAAAGTTGATTATGAGAGGACGGTGATTGAGGGTGATGAGGAAACGCTGCTTGCGTACGTTGAAGAAATTGTGGAGTAGGTATAATCCTCGGCGGTTTCATATTGAGGTTAATGATGATGAGATTGTATTCTTGTCTCAGTTGGGTTATATTGAGTTGTATCGTGGTGAGTGGTTTTTTACTGATAAGGGACTAGAGAGGGTTAAAGCCGGACTTAAAGAAGCGGAGAAGCGTCATGCAAACGTTCGTACCAGAAATTTCATTTGCAAATAGTGTTCGTGTCCTTGATCGTCAACGTCTAGGTAAGCAGCGTGTAGAGACTTTGCAGATTATGAAGGCTCTTGCTGGTCTTAGTAAGGGTTGGGTTAATCATCCTGCTACTCGTATGTGGCGTGGTTATGAGGATGCTCTTGTGATGTATCAGATGCATACTGTTCGTGAGTGGAAGGCTCGTGGGTATAAGGATACTTGTTGGGAAAAGACCCTTGATGTGTATAAGGAACACTTTGGTTATTTGCCAGAATGGCCACAGTATGTATGTTATCCACATTGGCTTGGCGATAATCGTGTGCATGATTCACACAAGTCAGCCCTTGTATTTAAGGATCCGGTATGGTATAATCAGTTCTACCCTGACGTTGTTGGGGAATACAATTATTATTGGCCTGTCTAGGAGGACAGAATATGAGTATGATTCCTAAAGAACTTACTGAGAAGTTTCATCCTACTCTAGTAAAGAAGAATCAGAGTGGTCAGGATTATGTAGCCATTGATGGTTATATTAATCGTCTTAATGATGTGCTTGGTCATGCTTGGGCGTGGCAGATTAATTCGTGGGAAATTCGTGATGCTTCTCCTACGAAGAGTGGTAAGCCACAGTTTATGGCTGTTGTGCAGGGCACTCTTACTATTATTCTTTCGGATATTGGTGTTGTTAGTGCTGGTCCGGATGATGATGACGCATACTTTACTACTCAGAAGGCTATGATTAGTCGTGATGGTATTGGTGCTAATGTTAATTTTGATCCTGATACTGCTGTGAAGAGTGCTCAGGCAGAGGCACTTAAGAAGGCTTGTCACCAATATGGTATTGCACTCTATTTGTGGGATGCTGCTGAGCGTGATTATGTTGAGTTGCAGCGTCGTGCTGCGACAGATGATATTGCACTCAAGCAGTTGGTTGTATCGTATACTCAGCGAGTGTTGGAGTTGGATCCGGGTTCGATGCCGGATAAGGATCAGATGATGGAGGTTCTTGATATTAAGGATCTTGATGTTGATAGTATTCGTGAGTCCATGTCTAAGAAGGGGATTGTATAATGTATGTTGAGGTTGATAGTACGTTTTATCAGCAGCAGTTGGCGGTGATTACTCGTCAGATTCGTCTTATTATGGAGATGGCTGATGATGTAATGATGCGTCTTGATGAGATGCAGATGGAGTTGGATGATACTAGTTTTCTAGATAAGTTTAACCAGAAGGTTGGACTTGATACGGTTGATTGTATTTGTGATTGTCCTGATTGTCAGCATGATCGTTCGTATCGGATGGACTAATGCTAGTATATTACAAGCATAAGCATGAGTTGGCACAAGAGCCAACCAAAGCATACAAGCATGATGCTTGCTTTGACTTGTATGCTGTAGAGAATAAAACCATTGATAATTATGATGTAGTCTCTACGGGAATTAGTATGCACATTCCACAAGACTTCGTTGGTATGATCTGTAGTCGTAGTGGTCTAGCGGCTAATCATGGTGTATTCGTTCTAAATGCTCCGGGCATTATTGATTCTGGTTATCATGGTGAAATCAAAGTTATTCTTGGTAATCTTAATCATAAGCCGTATCGTGTTAAGAAGGGTGATCGTATTGCACAATTGATGATTATCCCATTGTGGGATATTCACTTGTTGCGAGCAGATAATATGGTTTGGTATTCTCTTAGAGGGGATAATGGTCTTGGATCTAGTGGCGATTGATACTGAAACTACCGGCGTTGGCTGGTATGATGAAGCCTTCATGATTAGCATGGCGACTGATGCGTATAGCATTGTCTATGATCGTCGTATTATGAGTATTGGTGAATGGGATGATGCTATTGCAGAAGTCTTTAAGGCACTAGCCAACGCTGATAAGATCATCATGCACAATGCCAAGTTTGACATGCAGAAATTGATTCGTCTTGGTATCAATGGTCGGGTATTCTATGACAAGTTTGAGGATACGCAAGCGATGGCACACCTTATTGATGAGCATCAGTCTACTAGTCTAAAACATCTTGCTCGTGTATATCTTAATGAGACTACGGATGAGGATGAGGTACTAAAGGTATATCGGCGTAAGGCTAAGTTGAAGAAGGAAGATGGGTATGAGCCTATTCCTTATGATATTCTAGCGCCTTACGCTAAGAAGGATGCAGAGTTTACACTTCGCTTGTATGAGTATCTAATTAATCGTTTGCCTAAAGAGTCATATCCTCTTTATGAGATGGAAAAGGAGATGACGCTAGCCTTGCTTCGTATTGAGGCACAAGGTATGCACGTAGATCGTGAGTATATTACACAAAAACGAAGGGAGTATGGTGATAAGATTTATTGGACGAAAGCGAAAATTGCAGAGTTATCCGGGCCAGACTTCAACCCTCAGTCGCCGCAACAAGTCCTCGCAGCCTTGGAAGAGCGCGGAGTGTCAGTCTCAAAGACGGATAAGGCGACACTTGCCAGCGTGGATGATGAGTTGGCTACGCTCATCGTAGATTTGCGAGAAGCAAATAAGATTAAGACTACGTATTTTGATGCTATGTATGATGAGTCTAAGCATGGTGTGTTGCATCCTAATTTTCGTCAGCATGGTACTAGAACGGGTCGTATGAGTAGTGGGAGTGCTGAAGCATGATTAGTGTTATTACTCCTATTTATGAGACTGATCCCATTGTGTTGGCGCGTACTTGGAATAGTCTCAAACAACAGACATATACGAATTGGGAATGGATTGTTTGGGACGATTCGCATACTAATAATGCTTGGAATCAAGTATACGGATTTTGTTCTGATGAGCGGTATAAGATTAGTATGTTTCGTAGTCATGTTCCATCTGGTCGTATTGGCGAGGTAAAGCGGTGGGCTAGTATGATTAGTAATGGTACTATTATTGTTGAATTGGATCATGATGATGAACTTACTTCTGATGCTCTTGATGAGATTCATGATGCGTTCCTTGACATTGACGTTGGATTCGTGTATTCTAATTGGTGTGAGATTAATGAGCAAGGGGAGTCGTGTCGTTATCCTGATGGTTGGGCGTTTGGGTATGGGTCAGAATATTATGATAAGGAGCATGAAGTGATGGTTATGCGAGCACCAGAACTTAATGAGATTACAATGAGTCATATTGTTAGTGCTCCGAATCATGTTCGCGCTTGGCGATCAAGCGTATACCGTATGCTGAATGGGCATGATCCTAGTCTACGAGTCGCTGATGATTACGAGTTTATGATTAGGACTATACTGAATACAAAGGCAAAGCATATTGATAAGTTGCTCTATAAGCAGTATATTAGTCCTAATACGGCTCAGAGAGTTCATAATGCTGAGATTCAAGAACGAGTAGCAATTATCTCTAGTATGTATGAAAAGCAGATTAAGGAGCGGTTTGCATGAACGTACAGAATATTCCAAGGAGTCAAAAGGATGTCAAACGAGCGTTTCTACCCAAACTTGATGCATTCCTATTTTTCGACTACAAAGCCATCGAAGTCAGGCTGCTCGCATACTACTTGGCAGCGGCAATCAACGACCATTCGTTGGCGAACGAGATTAACAATGGATCAGATCCTCATGCTGTTACCGCCAAAGGACTATACGCTACTGACAGCATCACAGACGAGCAGCGGCAAGTGGGTAAGACACTAAACTTTAGTATCATCTATGGTGGTGGCACTCCTACAATCATGCGACAATTAGGAGTAAACTATAAGGAGGCTAAACGATTGCTTGCTGCGTATCATGATACAAGGCCGGGAATCAAACTATTAAACCAAAGTATCGCAGAAACCTTGGATATGCGTGGTTATATCCAGAGTTTGTATGGTCGTAGGCTTCACGTATTAGAGTCCCATAAGGCGTTGAATGCTCTTATTCAGGGGTCAGCAGCGGATCTAATGCGGGATGCTGTAGTACGAGTAGACAAGTATCTATATGCAAATTATGCTACACACATTGTAAATATCGTGCATGACGAGTTGATCTTAGATGCTGATCGTAACGAAATCGTTACACTAGTTAATCAGATTCCAACACTTATGGGGAATAATACTGTAGAAGAGTTCGTTAGAATAGAAACAGATTGTGAAATTAGTTATACTAACTGGGCAGATAAGGAGCCGTATAATGGATAATTATAAGAAGTGTACTCATTGTAAGGAAGTTAAGCATACGAGTCAGTATTATAAGGATAAGAAGGGTAGGTATGGCGTGGAGAGTTTGTGTCGTGATTGTCGTCGTGCTAAGACGGACGTACAGGCTACAGTTAATCGTGGCATTGTAGCGGCGGCAAAGTATAAGCCTTGTCATTGTTGTGGTAAGTTGCTTCACCCGTCGCTTATTGATCTTCACCATCTTGATCCTAAGGAGAAGGAGATTAATATTTCTACTGCTATTTATCATAGGTCTGCTACGTCCTTGCAGAATGAGATTGATAAGTGTGTTCCGGTGTGTCGTCCTTGTCATAGGCAGATCCATAAGGAACTAAATAATGTCGCTTGATGATCCTGTCAATAGTCCGAAGCATTATACTCAAGGTGATATGGAAGTTATTACTGCTATTGAGGGTTTGGGACTTGATTATCATCAGGGTAATGTACTAAAGTATGTGTCTCGGTATCGTTATAAGAATGGTATTGAGGATCTTCGTAAGGCTCAATGGTATATTGAGCGGTTGATTTATATTGAGGAACAACGAGCAATTAATACAGTTAGGAGTTATGTATGAGGAAGTTGCGTTTGACTACTCCCTTTATGAAGGGTGATGATGTTAAGACTGCACAGAAGAATCTTAAGGCGTTTGGTCTTACGGTTGGTAAGAGTGGTGTGTATGATGAGCAGACTGCTCGTGCTACGAGTGCGGCTAAGTATCGTCTAGGGTATCGTGATGCGAATGTGGATCGTACTTATGATTCTGGTTTGCAAGCATTCTTGACGTATCGTAAGCCTACTATGTTGATGCGGCAACGCGCTAAGAAGCGTATGGATAAGCGTCCGCTTCGTGATACTGCACTAGAGGTTGCTCGTCAGTTTATTGGTGTGAAGGAGAATCCTCCGAATAGTAATAAGGTTATGTTCTCTAATTGGTATGGGATCATTGGTCCTTGGTGTGCAATGTTCGTAACGTATTGTTATGTTCAGGCTAATGCTAAGCATTTTAAGAAGGGGGTACGTTATGCGTATTGTCCTTTCCTGCTTGCTGATGCTCGCCAACAAGATAATGGTCTGAATCTTATCACGAAGGATAAGGTACAGGCTGGTGATATTGTTCTCTTCTCTTGGAAGCAGGATGGTGTTGCTAATCATGTTGGTCTAGTTGTTGATCCTCCTGTGAAGGATGGTTGGTTTAAGACGATTGAAGGTAACACTAGTATCACTAATGATTCTAATGGTGGTGCTGTAATGTATCGTGATCGTAATGTTCGTGATGTAATCGGATTCGTTCGGGTTTGGGAGTAGATTATGATTCTAGATGCTCATAAGAATTGGTATGCAACAGAGCGTGGTATTACAGGTGAGACTCTAGAAGCGTTTGGTGTGCATTCTGCGAGTGATGATTGGTTGATCCTACCGTATGACACGGGTGAGCGTAGTCGTAAGATGATTGGTCAACGCGAGTTTCGTTTCTCTAAGGGTGCTAAGATTAGTTTGTATCATGCTCAAGAACTAGATACTAAGCGTGATTATTGTTTCCTTGTTGAGGGCGAGTCTGATACGATGCGCCTCTGGCAAGAAGGATATAAGAACACTTTTGGATTGCCCGGATTTAACACATTTCGACCGGAAATTCTAAAGCCCCTAGAGAAGTTTGATCGCGTCTTTGTAATCCTAGATAATGATACTGATTATAATACTCGTAATACTGTTGATGCTGCTTGGGGTAGGATGCGCGGTATTCTAGGTTCTAAGGCTCGTCGCGTCATGCTTCCCGATGATGTAAAAGACGTATGCGAATTCTTTGAATCATATACGAATGATATTTTCAAGAACATCGTCAAAGAGAGTATCAATGGTACATATCATTATAAGGCTCTTGATCTTACTATGCCCCCGCCAGATTATGAGTGGCTAGTGAAGGGTCTGATTTGTAAGGGTGATACGACTCTTATCGTTGGTGAGCCTAACGTTGGCAAGTCATGGATCAGCCTCTCACTCGCAGTAGCGATGGCAGATAATCGTAATACGTGGATCGGACACGAAGTAACCAATAATGGTCGCGTCCTCTACATTGATGAAGAGAATCCGCATGATGTAGTCTATCACCGCTTGCGACAACTAGGCGCATCAAACCTAGATAATCTACGCTACTTGCATAGGCAAGGCGTACGACTAGACCGTAACTTTGATAAACTACTAGATGAGGCAGTCGCATATGATCCTAGTATGATCGTACTAGACTCACTCACCCGATTCCATACTCGTGATGAGAATAATGCTGGTGAGATGGCTGCCCTCTTTAATGATTCAATCAACGTGCTATGCCGAGAAACCGGAGCAGCCGTAATTATCCTACACCATACAAATAAGAGTGATTCTACTTCTTCGTATGTTAGGACTCGTGGCTCGTCAGACATTGGTGCAGCCGTTGATTGTGGTATTGAGGCTCGTAAAACTGGGCCTAACAAGTTCAACCTCGTCCATTTCAAGAGTCGCAGAACACAAGCCGGAGGCTTGACAAAGGTAGAAATCTGTGATACCATTGATGGGCAAGTTGATCTAATTGTCGCTAACGAAGCATTCTAAGGAGGTGAAGTATGGATACAGAGGATAATGTTGTAGAGTTTACTGGTGAGTGGCAGGGTGCTGAGACTCCTGAGATGTCGGAGGCTGAGTATGAGTCTGCTATGCAAGAGTTGCTTGGCACGGTCGCTGAGGAAGAGTTGGGTCGTATTATCGCTGGCGTGTTAGAGTTTCTAACTGTTCGCGCTATCGTTGATGGGCCGTTTTACCTCATGACTGATGATAAGCAGGCTATTACTGTTATCGCGGCTCATGATGCTGCTACTAATCTACATGATATTCTTCCTGAGAATTTTAAGTCTTGGGATGAGTATGTTGAGGATGAGGTAGATTTTCTTGTTAATCGTGATCCGGGTGATGAGCAACCGGAGGATGAGCATGAGCCTACCGCCTAATCGTAGTAAACAATGGAAGGATTGGGAGCGTGAAGTCGCTCGTGATCTTGGTGGTACTCGCACAGGACCTAGAGGTTTTGATGTTCCTGATGTGATTGATCTACCCGGTGGTTTTGCACCGGAATGTAAGTATCAGAAGAGGTTATCTCTCAAGGATGCTGACCTAAAGCAGGCAGACCATAATGCTAGAGGCCGTGAGTGGTCATTATTCTTGAGAGAAGCCAAATCTGGTAGACGATTCGTAGTTGTACCCTATAAGACATTCCTCAAAATGTGGGATGCGTATACAGAAGGAGAACAAGATAATGAGTGAGTATGTGACTATTGCGGGTATCGTGCAGTTTGATCCTCGTACCCGTCAGGCTGGTGGTAAGGATGTGCGGGATGTTGTTATCCGTGCCATCGGTTCTAATAAGAACTTTAGTGTTACGATTTGGCCTGAGAAGGCTGGTATCCCGGTGAACAAGGGTGATTTCCTTGTTTGTGATGGTAAGTATTCGCAGAGTGTTGGTCAGAATAAGGAGGGTGAGCAGGTCACGTATCATAATTTGTCGGCTACGACGATTGTGCGTGTCGCTGGTGATGCTACTCCTAGTGCTGCACCGACGAAGCAGGCCGTGGCTGCTGATGCGACTGGCGACGACTTCCCGTTCTAATGTGGACCCCCGAAGAGTTTATCGGGGAATATAAGGGAGCCATCGCTGCGGCTGCTTATACATTCCGTAAAGCAGCAGAATATGATGATTTGTATCAGGAGGGCATGATCTCATTATGGTTATGTTCTCCTGATACAGTCAATCAAGTCTATATGCTTAGACAAAAAGGAACGAATGAGGACGTTAAACTAGTTAGTAGGATTATTTATAATCGGATGAAGGATTGGGTGCGTTATACCAAACGGTTAAGGCATAATCAATCTGTTGACTATGAGGAGATTCTAAATGGAGTACGAGAAGGAGATAGTGGAGAATCTGCTGAGGAATTATTATAGTCTACAACGGCATCCTGATTCTACGTTCTCACACTATTATATGGATCTTATGTATGGTTTGAAGGAATTGCAGAAGGATAATTCAGTATTATATTATACGCTGATTAATGTGTTTGTTTCTGGTATGCCTATTCAGGACCTAGCACACAATGAGGGTGTTACGACTCGTATGATTAATTATCGTTTGAATGATGGGTTGGATACCTTGACTAATATTATGAATGGAGAGATGGTTGATGAGGGTTGATACCAAGGATAAAAGTAGGTTTGAGTTTGGGCTTGATCGTCCGTTTGAGTTGAAGGGTGATTGGGCTGTGACTGCGGATTGGCATGTACCATTGTATGATGCTAATCTTGTGAACGAGTTTCTTGACGAGTCTCGTGATTATAAGAATCTTCTCATTGCTGGTGATTTTCTGAATGGTGACTCGTTGAGTCAATATTATCCGAAGCAGAAGAGTGCGGGTATTGAGAAGGAGATTAGTGAGGCTAAGAGCCTTATGGAGGTTCTTTGTCAGAATTTCAGTAACATTGTCTTTTTGCGTGGTAATCATGATTATCGGTATACAAAGGCGGCTGAGTATCGGGAATCGTTTGTTGAGTCTATGACGGAGGTGTTTAAGGATGTTCCCCGACATAGTTGTAAACTTAGGTTTAGCAATCTTGATCATTGCTACATCACTAGCAATCGTGAGCGTTTCTTCATTGCTCATCCTGATTCTTATTCTAGATCGCCGTTGAATAATCCTCTTGCTATTGCTGAGGTTAAGAAGTGTCATGTCCTTACTGCTCATACGCATCATTGTGCTATGGGTTGGGATGCTAGTGGTTCGTTCGTTGTTGGCGAGTTGGGTGGTTTCTTTAATATTCCACAAACGGAGTATTTGCAGGGTACGACTACGTATCCTAGTTGGTGTAATGGGTATTGGTTTATCACGAATGGTAAGCCTGATATGGTTAGTTATGGAGCGCGTGGCATTAAGATTAATGCTCGTTCTAAGTAGGTTATGGGGCCGTGGCGGAATTGGTATACGCAGCGGACTTAAAATCCGTAGCCTTCGGGCATAAGGGTTCGACCCCCTTCGGCCCTATGTTTATTTTCTAATAAAAAGTGTACATGGAAAGGAGAAGTATGAGTCTACCTACTGATTATCAAACATTTATTGCAACTTCGCGTTATGCTCGTTGGTTGGATGATGAGAAGCGGCGAGAATATTGGCCTGAGACTGTGAATCGGTATATTGAGTACATTGATCAGTCTCTTCGTGAGAAGCATAAGTATAAGATGGAGCCTACACTTAAGGCCGAATTGTTGGATGCTATTATTGGACTAGAAGTTATGCCTAGTATGCGAGCACTTATGACTGCTGGGCCTGCTCTTGCTAGGGAGAATGTTGCTGGTTATAATTGTTCTTATACTCCAGTTAATCATCCGCGTTGTTTTGATGAGATTCTTTACATTCTTATGAATGGTGTCGGTGTTGGTTTCTCTGTTGAGCGTGATGAGGTTAGCCAATTGCCGATTGTGAATGAGCATTTTGAGCAGTCGGATACGATCATTAAGGTCGCTGATTCTAAGGCTGGTTGGGCTAAGGCACTCCGCGAGTTGATCGCTATGCTCTATGCTGGTCAGATCCCCTCATGGGATATGAGTCAAGTTCGTCCTGCTGGTAGTCGCCTCAAGACGTTCGGTGGTAGGGCTAGTGGTCCAGAGCCTCTAGAGGACTTATTTAAGTTTGTTATTAGCGTATTTCAGAATGCTGCTGGTCGCAAGTTGTATGCTATTGAGTGTCATGATATTGTTTGTAAGATTGCTGAGGTAGTAGTTGTTGGTGGTGTTCGCCGCTCCGCACTTATTTCTCTTAGTAATCTTTCAGATGGTCGTATGCGTAATGCTAAGAGTGGTGAGTGGTGGACTGATAACCCTCAACGCGCACTCGCTAATAATAGTGTAGCCTACTCTGAGACTCCCGGTATGGATGCTTTTATGGAAGAGTGGATGAGTCTCTATGCTAGTAAGAGTGGTGAGCGTGGTATCTTTAATCGTGAGGCTGCTCGTAAGCAAGCCGCTAAGAATGGGAGGCGCGAGTACGATCATGCGTTTGGCACTAATCCATGCTCTGAGATTATTCTACGTCCGCACCAGTTTTGTAATCTTACTGAGGTTGTGGTTCGTGCTGATGATGATCCAACTTCACTTGAGCGTAAGGTTCGGCTCGCTACGATTCTTGGTACGATGCAAGCCACTCTCACAGACTTTAAGTATTTGCGTAAAGTGTGGAAGCAGAACACGGAAGAAGAGCGTCTGCTTGGAGTGTCGCTAACAGGTATCTTTGATAATAAGATTATGGTTGGTAAGGGTGTATACCAGTTGGGTAATCTCTTGCCTGATCTTAGGAAGGTTGCAGTAACTACAAATGAGAAGTATGCTAAGGCAATTGGTATTCCGCAGTCTACTGCTATTACTTGTGTTAAGCCTAGTGGTACTGTGTCTCAGTTGGTGGATTCCGCTAGTGGCATTCATCCTCGTTATTCTGAGTATTATATTCGTCGTGTACGTGGAGATGTCAAGGACCCATTGACTCAATTCCTTGTTGATAGTGGTGTTCCTTGTGAGGCTGATGTTATGAATCCTGAGAATATGATGGTATTCTCGTTTCCTCAGAAGTCTCCTACGACGTATCGTGGCGAGTTGACGGCGCTTGATCATCTAGAATTATGGTTGGCTTATCAGGAGTATTGGTGTGAGCATAAGCCTAGTATTACTGTGAGTGTTGCTGAGCATGAGTGGATGAGTGTTGGTGCTTGGGTGTATGATCATTTTGATCAGGTGAGTGGTATTAGTTTCTTACCTAAGAGTGATCATACGTATCGTCAGGCTCCGTATGAGGCTATTAGTAAGGATGAGTATGATGCTCTTGTGAAGGAGTCTCCTAGTGTGATTGAGTGGGAGAGACTTGCTGAGTACGAGTTGGAGGATAATACTGAGTCCTCTCAGACGTTTGCTTGTACGAGTGATGCTTGTGAGGTTGTGGATATTAAGGGATAAAAAAAAGAGGACCGGGCAAGCGCCCGGTCCTCTAATATTAAAATCTATCAAAGTATAACGCTTCAATAATAGCACGATTAGAAGCAGACTTTTGGTTGGCTTCCCACCAATCTTTAAAACCAGAATGTCCTCCAACTCCCTGTGTTTGCTGCGCCCTATTTAACGCTGCTTGTTGTGCTTCAACATTAATAGTGCCCTTAGAAGTAACACCTCTTCCTCCTAATGTTGCAAAATGCTGCAAATGCGCCATATCCATTCCACCAACACTAACAGGCTTCTTACCAATTTCTAACTTTTTAACACTCCAATAACCACCAGTATCATCAATAAGTTTTAAAGTTTCATCATAAAGTTCTCTTTTTTTATTTGTAGGAATTCCGCCTAAACGCTCACCAGTTAGCCTATCCCTAAACTGTTCCCACGTCGGGTATTTTTGAACTCTAACTCTAACAGGCTCAGCACTACCCCTAAAAGCCGCATCCGTTTGCCTATCAATAGACTTTAAATAATCTAAATTATCAAATACTTGTAGTTCTTCCTCAGAAAAATAACTGCGCTCTGTAGACGACATATCTTCAAGATTAATTTTAGTAATATCTGTTGGTCCAGCAACTCTTTTGCTAACAGGGCGCTGATATGGTCCCCAATTAATCTTATCAACTGCCGCTGTAACTGTATCAAACTCTGTTGCAGAACCGGGCGACCATTCCCAATCATTCAGCCAACTTTGTGCTTTATCTAACTCTTTATTTAAATCTACTCCAGCCCTACGTAAACCAATATCGGGATTTATACCCATATTCAAACTACGAATACCCGCCTGACCAGCCTCCTTCATAGGCTGATAAAACTCTAAACCAACCTTACTACGAAGAAACGCATTACCTAACTTACCAGCCGCCTTAACACCCTTACCCTGAGGAATAAGACCAGCAACCTCAACCGCCTGCTCAATATCCTGCATATCCGCACCAGTCACACTAGCACCCTGACCAGTAACAAGTTTATAACCACGATAAGCATTAGCCAACGGACTAGCAAGACTAGCAATTTCGGCAGCGCCCTTAAGAGTACCAATAGGATCTTGTGCTGCTTGTCTAAGCATAATAGGATCAGGAAGCATATTAGCAACGGCACTAACTGCAATAGGAGTAATAGGATCATTAGTATTTAATTCTCCGCCATACTTCTTAAACGCAGTAACACGAGGATTATATCCAGCGTTTTTCCTAATAGCAGCAAGATCACGCTTAACAATACTACGATTACCAGATTCCCGCTTAGACGTAGCCTCTGCCAACGCGCGACGCCGCCTAATAGCAGGATTATCCATCCTATTTTCAAACGGCCCCGGCATAACTACTCAGACCAACCCTTACTAGCCTGATACTGACGCACAATATTATACACAAGCGACAACACAGCAGCAATACCAGCCACAACAGGAGCCATAAGATCCTCGGCCTGATCCACACCAGCAACACCATCAACAAGCAGAACAGCAAGAAACGCTTGCACAAACGTTAAGACCGCACGGGTCACTACCTCGCGCCAGTTCACCGCATACCACCCTTCTTCTTCTTAGCCTTCATACTAGCCAACTTAGTCTTATAAGACTTCTTCATAACCGGCTTCATCGTCTTAGTAGACGCACCATAACCAGTCATATCAACCTTACCATTCTTATACGGCATAACCCTCCTCCTTAAATCGCCTGAGAAACAAACCAAATAACACCAGCAAGAATACCACCACTAAGAACACTCGTAGCAATCATAGTCTGCATACGCTTACCTTCAGCAACACCATCCCACTTAGCATTATCAATTTCAAGATCAGTCACACGCCCATTAGTACGCTTAACCTCATCATGAATCTGACACAACCTCTGATCCAACTCGTCTAAACGATGAAGGATAACTTGAATATCACCCTCACTCATTACACTTTATCCTCCCATCATCTCTAATAGTTTCTGTGACTTCTTATTCTTAGGCTTCTCATCCTCAATCTTCATAAGCACAAGCCTAATCTGCTCTTCTGACAAGCCCTGAGCCTCAGCAGTAGGCAACCAAACCTGATACACATAATCGCGCCTACGCTGCCACTCTTGCACACCATTAAGCCGAGACTGTGACTGCTCAGCCAACTGAGACTCATTCACCTTATTCAACACATACGCACCAACAACCTCGCCACGCTGCTTCTCATCCAACGCATCAAGATTAACCTTATACGTACTAATACCCAAACCAGCAAGAATACCAGCAGTACGATTACCCCTAAGATCCTCAGTCTTACGCATCTCAGGAACACTCAAACGCCAATCACTAAAAGTCTCACCAGCCTCATAATTCTTAAGAATATCAGCCGCATTATCAATAGCATAATACTTATTACTAAGAGCATCCTGCTCATACGTATTCTCAACAGCATCATACAAACCCTTAGCACGACCAAGATAAGAACCCTTACCAATACCAGTAGCAGTATCATACAACGCCTTAAAGAAACCCTTACCAGACTGCTCACCAGTAAAATCAAACTTACCAGTACGCGGATCAACACCAAGAGTATCCTTAATAATCTGATTAACATAAGGGTTAGTAAACTCAAACACACTAGCCCCAAGATCAGTACCCGTCAACAAACGAGTAGCAGCACTAGCCATATCACCAGTAGTAGCAAACGGTGACAACGCATTCATATCAATACGAAAATCCTCATCCTCAATACCAAACATCTCCTTAATAGTATCAGGAAGAGGAACAGTCATCATAAGATAATCAGGCACACCACTATTACTAGCCTGCACATAACCATACTGACCAACATTATACAACACATTCGTCGTAATAGGCTTATCCACAGCGAGCCGATACGTATACGTCACAGAATGACGCTGCCAAGCATAAAACGGCATCAAGAAATTACGCAACAATTGCTCACTAGCACTAAAACGATGATAATTACCAGACACAGTATTCGTAGAATAACGCATACGATGCTTCAACTCCGCATTAAAATACGGCGAATTACGATCAAGAAGAAGATCCACAGCCGCCTCAAACGGCGTAATCGCATCATCCCCCTTACGCACATTACCATCCCAATCCACACCACGACGAATATAATCCTTAACCTCACTACCAAGCATAAACGCATTAAACGTAGGATCCTGCCGCAGAAAATCAACAGCCACATTCCTACGAATAAACTCTTCAAACGCACTAATCGTAGTATAACCAAAATTCTGAATATACTTCTTAAACCACATATGCTTATTCGACAAATCACGAATAGAATCAGGCATCGAATCACGGAAATTCGCATCCTTACGATACGCATTATGATTAAACTCGTACTGCAACTGACGATTAACAGCATCAGACTCTCGCACAATATTACTCATACGAGTATCACCATTCTTACGAGCAATAGCCTGAGCCGTACGCATAAGAATCTTAGGAGCAGACGACGGATTATGAATCATCATCATCGTCAACCCACCAAGCACATTATTAGAAATAAACTTCGGATTAAAATTCAGCACCCACCACTTAAAGATATTCGTAGAACCCTTAAGCATAGGATTCGACAACAAGCGAGTAGCAAAATCATCACCCTCAATAGCAAGCACACTTAACTGACGATCAACCTGATTAGGAACAGCAAGAACAAACCCATGATCGGGAATGTCAACAGGATCAGAATACATAACATCACGATAAGCAGCAAGCGTAGAATGTTGTTCCAAACTCTCATTAATAGCATAAGGCGCCCAATCCTCCACTCCACCACGAACAATAAACTCAGTAGAACCATCCGGCATAGTACGAACACCCATACCAGCAGGAACATCAAGCGTAGACGAAACATCCTCAAGCAAACCAGCATCATATAATTCTACAGTACGCTCAAACTCGTTAAGAACCCCACGCTGCCTAGCAAAATCACGAGCATCAGCAAGATTATCAAACGTACGCACATTATCAAGAACACGATAACCAGACACAACAGGATCACGACCAGCAACCTGACTAGCCGGAATAAGCACAGCCTGAGACTCAGCAAGCGTAGCCAAATCACGCTCAACACGAGACACAAAATAATTATACTGACTACGCACAACCTGAGCCAAACTATGCTCACGCAACGCACTATTAGCAATCACACTCTCAGTCTTAACCATCTTCTCATTCATACGAATGCCCTGCTGACCAGTCTCCGCAACCTTCTCAGAATAAAACCGAGCATTCGGATACACATCAGCCATAGCATTCAACGAACCAGCCTCAAGCAACTTAGTACCAGTAGTAGCATCCTCAACCTTAGGACCCTTTTTAGTACGAACAAAGAACTCCTTAGGAAGCGTAAACACCTCAGCCTCATCCACTAACTTACCATTAATCACACGCCCATTATCAAGCGTATGCCGCAACCGTGGAATATGAAACTGCACAAACCCCGCACCAGCAGTCTGCTCCTTAGCAAGAATAAGCACCGGACGACCAATCTCACCAGCACCACCCAAACCATCACGAAAAATACCAGCATTATCATTAACAAGAACACGAACCGCATTAACAAGTTGGTCCTCACGAACCTTCCTAATATTCGGCTCTAACCCATCAAACACAGTACCAATACGATCCCCAGCCTGAGCAGCAGCAATAATCTCATCAGCATCATCAACATTAACAAGCCTACCAAGATACATAGCAAGCGCATTATTAGGCCGCAACACACTCTTAGTATACTTCTTCAAACGACCACGCTTCCCAAACAAACGATCAGGAGTCAAACGCAAACCATTCATAGCCTCAGCATACAATTGCTTCAAATGATTAAGCGTAGTCGGAGTCATATCCTCATGCACAAGACGATGCCGAATAGCCTCATCCTGACGAATAAGCCTACGATACAAATCCATAGCAGCATCCAACTCAACATCACCAGCCTTATAAGCCGGATCAGCAATACGAGCCTTAAGATCCTGACGACCCGATTCCCAAGCCTCATCAAACGCAGCCTCAGCCAACTTAGTATCAACTTGAGCCAACTCACGATCCATAAGATCATTCAACTTCTTAGTATACAAAGCCTCATCATTACGCAACGCAGGAAGAACCCTACCATTCGTATCACGAGCAAGCGAACGCAACTTATCCTGCAACGCTTGACGCTGAATCTGTGGAGCACTAGCAGGCCCAATAAGACCATCCCCACCAAAAATCTCAGCCTCAATAGCCTGACGCATAGGCGCACTAATACTCGTAGCACCATCAATCTCCAAAATACGACCCTGACGATACAACTCACTAGCATTATCGCCCCAATCATAAATAGCCTCATTCTTAATAGCACGAGTATACGACCAACGATAACCAAAACGAGGCATATCAATCCACTTACTAAGCACAGCAGCCTTAGCACGACCAGTCTCAGGCTTAGCCAACTCCTTAGCAGCCATAGCCTCAGTCTTACGACCAACCCAATACCAGCCCTCTTTTAAGCCCCTTACAATAGGACTAGCAGGCAAACGAATAATAGCAGTATCAGACCCCTCAAGAACACTCTCAGGCTTCTCTAACACCTTACTACGCGGCTCAAACAACGCACTAGCACGAACCGTCCACTTATTCTCAATACCATCAAACGCAAGACCCTGAGCCTTCCACTCATCAAAACGACGAATACTCTCAGCATCACCATTAATAGCAGCACGAAGAATCTTACGAAAATTACGAGGACTAGGAGCAGAATCAACCTTACGCTGCAAAGTCTCCAACTCAAACTTAGCCGCCCTAACTTCCTCAACAGGAGCAAGAATCCTACCAGCCTCAAGAATCTGATCCTCATCAAGAACATCAGCCAACTCAGGATTCTCATCCAACTTACGAATAATACTCTCAGCCGACTCACGCTGAATCGTAGGAATAGCCTCAACTGCCTTCTCAGCCACACTAACCCGCTTAGAAGCCTCCTCAATCGCAACAATATCCGCACGAGTAATCCCCAACTTACCACCATAACGAGGCACACGAGCAGCAATACTAGCAACACTAGCAGACTTAGCCGCAAAACCAATAGCAGGAGCAACATCCAACGCATCCAACGTATACGCCAAAGGATCATAAGCAATAGCCTGACCCATAGCATCATAATTATCCTGATTAGTTACACCAGACCAAAAACCCTGAAACTTCCTCTTATTCTCAGCATCAAGAATAAAATTACCATTCTCATCAACCTGATACGCAAAAGGATCATAATACCGTTTAGCATAATCAGCCCACATAGCATCACCAATCTGAAAATCAACACCATCACCCCAATCGCGTTGTTCCCGACCAATAACACTCTCAATAGCCTTCTTAGCCTTATCCTGATCCACAGCACCAAGCGTACCAACAGCAAGCGCAGAACTAATAATACCAGCCGCAGCCTGCCTAGGAGCCTTAATAGACTCTTCACCAGCCAACCGCGCCTCACCACCAGCAGCAAACACACCAGCAGGCAAACCAAGACCAAACCGAGCCAACCCCTTATTCCAGTTCATCCACATACCAAGCAAACCACGAGAATCCCACGAAGCACCCTCAGGCTTATCAGAACCAGTCCACCAAACCTTCTTACCCTTAAGAATATCATGCTCAGACAAACCACTCATATAATCAAGAGCACGATTAGTCAAATCATTACCACTAGTAGTATTACCAACAACAGCACCAATAGGACCAGCCAATAAGGATAATGCAGCACTAGTCGCAGTCTTAGAATACGACGGCGCATCACCACTAATACCCGTAGCCTCACTCACAGCAGCCTGAACCTGAGGCGAATAACGCTGCTCCAACAAACCAAACTGATCCTCAAGCGCCTTAATCTTCTCATTATTAGGCTTAGACCTAGAAGAAGCAAGCCGAGCATCCTGACCCATAGCAATCAACTCAATACCAATAGCCTTATCAGTATCCGGCATATTATCTGCAGACAAAGCCTTACCAGCCTGAATCATAGTCTTAGCAAGACTATTCTGGTATGTTCCACGAACATCATCACTACGAATCTTACGATTATTAATATCAAACAATACGCCATACTTGCCCTCAACAGAAGGCATAGCACCATACCGTTTAACAAACCCACTAGCATCCGCACCATACTTATCAGCAAAATCAGTATACAACTGATTAAGAGAATTATATTGTGGCTTACCCGGAATTAATTGTGTAGCAGCAGAAATATCAAGTAATACTTCTTTAGGAGTACGATCAAACAACGAAAACTCTGGAACATTCCGACCACGCCTATACTTTGACAACGCATACAACTGTTGCCAATTCTCACCCATAAGACCAACGGTTTTCTTCGTCTTAGAACGACCATAAAGACCAGCATAACCATACTTAGCCAGCCCCATCGCCTCACCAAACGTATATTTCGGCTGCTTAACATCCGCAACATTAACAAGTTTATTTCCAACAACAATCGCATTCGGCCTATTAGCAACCTGAACAGAAAACGAAGGAACTAACTTATTACCACGAATAACAGCGCGAGCAGGAACATTACGAGTCAAAGGATTGTTACTCGTAGCCATTACACACCTCCAAATAAGTAGTTATTAACGCGGCCTACCCTGATGGGCAGCAGCAGCCTCAGAACCAAGACCACCCTTACCAATCGTACCATACTGACTTTGAAGCCACTTAAGAATCTCATTTTGAGTAGCACCAACAGCAGGACCAGCACCATTTGTATCACTTGTGGTACTAGTACCAGCACCACGCCCAGTACCACTCAAAGCACGACGATTCTGCTGATACTGCATAACCATACTAGCCAACTCAAACGGATTAGGTGCAGCACCACGACGCTGACCACGAGCCTCAGCAAGCATACGAGCCAACTCCATACGCTGCTCACGCGCAGCCTTACGAGCCTCCCCAGCACCAAGAGTCAAAGCCTGACGCTGCTCACCCAACTGACCCAACCGCTCAGTCTGCAAACCAGCAAACTGACCAGCAGCCGCCTGCATCAACGCCTTCGACATAACATCACCACCAGCAGCACCAATACCACTAACAGTACCCGCAGCCTGAGCAACATCACCAGCGCCCTCAACACCCAAAGCACCACCAATAGCACCAACAGCCTCACTCACACCCTGACCACCACGCGCAAGATCAATGCCCTGCAAATACTTAGCAACATTCTCCAAACCAGCACCATACGCACCAGCAACAGTCTCACCACTAGGCAAAGCACCAAGCATACTCTCATAAGCCTTAACAGTAGGATCCTTAACATTACGCATCATAGCCAACTGATTACGAAGCGTACTAATAACAGGCTGAAACTGTCCCTGCTGACCACGCAAATACCGTTGAAACTCTCCTTGAGTAGGCATCGTATAACGCTCAAGCCAAC